GGTTGACCCTTCAAGATATCGGACGAATAGGCCGATGCGATACCGCCAGCGAGCGCCTGTGCGCGATCCAAACCAGAGGGGTGGAACGCAGGACGCAAGCCAAACGGAGCAGAGGTAGAACTCATATAAAACTCCTTAGTTAACCCGAAAATACGGGCATGCGATTGGTTTGCTTGTCAACAAAATTGCCCATTCCTTCACCCTCAACCTGCACCAGCGATTTGCCGTTGCTGTCCCGTGCGCCTTGAAGATTCTCCACTTGGATGCGAATTTTTTCCGCTTCCTCTTGGGGCTTATCGTGGTGCATGTGCGTCATGTAGTCTTGGTAGAGGTCCATGGGCAGCTTGAACAGCAACATCTCGTTGCATGATACGTAGCCAACGTGCTCACCCGATTTCACGCGATAGTCTTCATAGCCGGGTAACTCTTCAGATTTAACTGGAACGTACCCTAGGCGAATCCGCTTATCAATGCTATCGTAGCTGTTGGTGGTTGAAAGCCAGCATAAATGCCAACCGTCAAGGTTGGGAAGTTTAGGCAAAGCTGATTGCGTCCACTCCTCGCTCCACATCTTGCGACGTTCCTGCGTAGAAATGAACTTATCTTCAGGGGCTGCACGGCTGGCGTCCTCGCTTGCGCGAGTTTCGCGTCCACCGGCAGATAAAGATTTTTTGAGACGTGATTCAGACATAATTAATTACCTCGGTTGTTGTTACGTGCATCGGTTGCATAACGCTTGATCATCTTGGCGCGCTTTTCGGGGTTGTCCCACATACCCGCGTCCTTCATCGCTCGAACCTGTTCGGCTGAGAGAGTAAAGGTGCGGTTTGTGCCCCCGTATGCGGCTGATGCCTCACGTCCTGAACTGCCCACGGTATTCCTTGGTGATCGGTTAGTGTCACGTCTCTGTGACGGTTCATTATACCGATGTGGCAAGTATTTATGCAAGCGGTCGTCCAATTCTTCCCAATAATCCGACGTTCCGGGGTTCCAACCTTCCTTGGTCATCTCCTCGTCAAGCTGCTTGGCGATCTTGCTGTCGGTGTCTGAGAGGTCGGGTTTGTACCAATCGTTGCGCTCAATCCACTTGGCCGCGTGGCGTTGGACGTTGGGGTCGATAGCCTTTTGCCGGGGAGCGGCGGGCTGGTTGGCCTGCTGCTTTAGCCCGTGAAGCTGCTGGATAGCGTTTTTTGTCTCAATCAGCTTTTCTTGCGCCTCCACGGCAGCGGTGCCGTCACCAGAGCCGGTGGCCTCGGCCATCTTCATCCGGTAGTACTCCAATTGGACCTGCTGGTCCTCGATGGCCTTGTCGATTCGGTTTACGTCGTGTTGCTGGGTGCGCTGCTCTACCTTGGAGAGGCGCTGCATCAGCTCATCGTTTTGGCGCTGAAGTGACTGCAAACGGACATCTTTTTCCTCGTTGGTCTTGCGGATCAGGTCCTTTTTGGACCGGCGCCGCGCCCTACGAGCGGCTCGAACCGCGTCGGTGTCGTCCGGGTGGTCTACGTCATTCGGGTCGTCCGCCTCTGCACGGGGCTCCTTGCTGTCTACTTCGCCGCCGTCTGCTAGCAGCTCTTCGGGCAATTCCACCGTAGCGGTGCCGTCTACGTCTTCTTGGACGTGCAATTCTTCTTCATCTTTGGGTTTGGGTTTAGTTGCCATGGTATTTCCTTAAACGTAGGCTTTGAACGAAAGCGGGTCGTCAGTGACTCGCGCAATCAGTTCGTGATCGTTGATCGTCATGAACAACACTGGGTTCAAGTCGCCGTTTTCCTCGTTCACAGCAGGCCGCTCCCAGCGGTCTCCGCCCCAGCGAGGAACGCGCACGTAGTCGCCTACTTGCGCCCAGCTTCCTTCTGCCCATGATTGCATGGTGTCGCGGTTCTTGAAGGCCAAAGGCCCAATAGCCACGACTCTGCCGATCATGTTGTTCCACTTCTCGTTCTCCTTGGTCTCCTCGACCAAGATGATCTTTCCCGCATGTTTTTTAATGCGGCGAAGCTGGATGATCACTCTTCCGCCAAAGGGCGCTTGCCCCGGCCTTACGTCTGGAAACGCCCACGCCAACTCGGTGGGGTCAGACACACTTTCACTTCCCACAATAGTGGGGATTGGGTTCTCGCTCATGCGTACTCCTATCGACAAAGCACATATTTCAGTGCGTAAAAAGCGCATATTTCAGCGCCACTTGGGGCCTCGCGGCCTTATTCGTTCTCAGCGAGCTTCGCGTTTAGGGTGTCCAGTACCCACTGGAGCCCTTGGTATTCACCCACAAGGCGGACATAGGCCTCGTGGTTTCCTACCGGGTTCTCAACCAACGACATGCGCAATTCGGCCTGCCGTTGCTTGAGGAGATGCAATATCTGTGCTATCACTTACGTTTGGCTTTGACGTGGCTCAGACCGCCGCCGCTAGACTTGCTGCCCTGCGACTGGCCCTTGGGCTGCATGCTGGTGCCGTCGAGCTTCTCGCCCATGGCCATGCGCTTGTGCTGACGCACGTTGATGCCTTTTTGTTCTTGATCACTGGTTGCCATAAGGTACTCCTTCGGGTTGCGGCGTTACTGCCAATTCGTTTGCTTGTTGGATGGTCTGGTGCGTCAATTTAGCGTTTTCGATGGCAATCCTTGTCTGGTTGTCCATCTCATGCTTCTTCAAGTCTGCGGCGATCTGCGCCTGCGCAAGCTGCGCCTTGGACTGCATCTCAGCCTGCGCAAGTTGCGTTTTGGCTTGCATATCGGCCTGCGCAAGTTGCGTTTTGGTTTGCATCTCTGCTTGGCCGCGCTGCTGGTCGTCCTTCATGCGGGCTTGCGCCATCTGCACGTCCTGCGTGTCCTTGGCCGCTTTGCGCTGGGTCTCGGCCATGCTGGTGTCCTTGACCACCTGCGCGTCGGGCGGCAGTTGCGGCGGGATTTGGTTCTGCTGCTGCATCTGCATGAGCTGCTGGAGCTGAGGCAGTAGCTGCGAGAACACCTGCTCGCTATCGAGCGCGACGTGCTGGCCAACGGTGGCGTAGAGCTTGTCGATGATCGCGGTGAGCTTGGGGTCGTCGTAGTTGGTCACCGGTTTGCCGCCGCGCAGGTTGGCCACGTAGCCGTTCATGCGGTTCAAGTACCACAGCGTCATGTGCTGCTTGATGTGCTCAATGGCGTTGGGCAGGAACTGTGGGGCGATAAACGGGTTGGCACCGAAGTTGGGGTCCATGCCGAACATCAAGTGGCCTTGGATGTGCGCCAAGTGATCTTGCTGCATGTAGGCATAGGACGGGTGGCCCAGCGACATGGCCGCGTTCTCGTCGGCCAGCGTGCGCTGCTCGGGGGCTGGCACGTCCTTTAGCAGCTCGGATATGTTGGGTATCTTGATCTGCTTGAGGAAGCGCTCCTCCACGGCCTTGGCGTCGTACAGGTCGGGATGGGCGTCTGCGCGCTGCAACACGGCCTGCATCTGGGCCATGCGCTGCGTCTCGGAGAAGATGTGCGGGTCCGACACCGGGATCACGTCGGTGTTGCGATTAAAGTCCTCGCGGCTGATTTCAAGGTCGGCTACCACGTCACCCTTTTGCATCTCGTCAAAGTGCCAGCGGTTCAAACGGCATAGCACCTTGATCAGGCGCGCTTGCGACTGGTGCAGGCGGGCGTGGATGGCCGAGTAGACGGCGGCGCCTTGCTCAATCAGCGCTTGTGTGGTGCCCACCGGAGCTTGCGAATTCACGTCGGCAATCTTCTCTTCGCTGGTGGTGACCACGCCCTTGGCGGCTTTGTCCAACCAGCCCAACAGCTCAAAAAGCACGGAGCTGGGCGGGTTAAACGGCATGGGCATGGCGATCTTGCGGATGTCGTCCACGCCGGGCGCGCCCTCGATCTCGGCCACTTGGGTGACTTCAATTTGCTGGGTCTGGCCGCTAATCTTGGCTCCCTTGAGCTTGAGCATGGTCGCGGCGTTGTTGATATGCGCCGAATCGAGCAAAGCGCGCAGTGCGCCGGTCAGTGCTGCGGACAATCCACCAATCAAGTGCGGCAGGCCAATGGCGTAGGCGCCGCGCCATGGGATGAACTTGAACTCGATGATCCAATCGAGCTTGGTCATCGTATGGTCGCCCTCTTCCCAGTTGCGATACAGGCCGATGACCTCGCTGGATTGCTCGTCCACCATCATGATGTACGGAGCCATCTCGCCTTTGGCAAAATTGTCCTCTTCTAGCTCCAAATACGTGTAAATGTGGAAGACCTTGCGCAGCCCGTCCTCGTTATCTTGGAACGTGCGGCCTTCAATCTTGTTGTTGGCCTTTTGGGCGAGCGTTTGCTCCGGTTCTTGGCCAGAAACGACCTTAAACGCGCTCTTGTACATGCCATTAGCCACGCGCCGATCGTATTCCCACTGGGTTATTTCGTGAACTTCGGCTGCGCGCTGCGCCGTGTAGAAGTTTGAGGCCGCAAAAGGCAAAATAATGCGGTCAATGGGCACAAATTCCAATGTTGGCCGCTTTTTCTGCTCGTCGTACCACACTTTGAGGTACTGAGAGCCGCCCAGAGGCAGTTGGGTGAGCATTTGCTCCTGCTCATCCCTAAATTCTTCAATTTGCTCGGTAATTTGCCAGTTCAGGAAGTCCCGCTTGCGCTCTGCGCGCTGGGTTTTGATCTCATCGGCCTTACCCAGTATTTTGGTGCGCACTGGGCCGTCTGGTGGGTACAGCTCTTTGATGGCACGGGACGCAAAATCAACGCATCCCTCGGCCATCACGGGGTGAACAGCGCGGCTGGCGCCCATAAAGTTAGCGCCACCGGGGGCATCCTTGCCCAAGCCGGTGCGCCTGATGCCCTCTTCGTACTGCTTGTCACGCTCCTCGCGGGCGTTCTTGTCCTTTTCCAGCAGGTTGACGTAGCGCATGCCCAGCGTGTCAAGCTCAAAGCCGTCCAGCTCCTCTGCCATGTTGGCGTAGAAGTCTGGGGCCTCCTCTGGGCCTTTGGTCTCAATGCTCACCACGGCAGAGCCGTCGGGCATCTCGGTGATGTCCGAAAAGTCATCGGACAGCTCCACGTCCATGGAGCCGTCTTCGTTAAGCTCCAGATCGTCTAGGTTGTTGTCGTCTTGATCGGCCATTATTTAGCTTTCTTAAAGCGTTTCACGCTTACCATCTCGTAGCGCATCTGGTCTAGGTTTGGTGAAACTGTAACTTTTTCTTTAGTGTAACCCACGGGCTTTACCTCGCCACCCTTGGCGTACAGCGGCACGCCATTCTTCACCACGTCCTCGCGCATCTCTGGGGTAATGGGGAAGTGGTGAACGGGCACCGTGCGTGGCGCTGCGGGCTTGGTCACCCAGCCCGGCTCAATCCCGTCTTCAACGGGCAACGGCATTGTCCCAACCTGCGCGCCGTACTTCTTGCCGAACTGGTTCAGGAAGCTGGGGATAATCTTGTCGTAGAAGCCCTTCATGCCCTCGCCACCGGTTTGAAGGTTTATGCCCGTTAAGTGGTGACGACCTTGCAAAGGCAGTGTGCTCAATAGCCTTTCGGTAACCTCTTTACCGATATAGCTAGGCAACTCGTGCGGCTCAACTATTTTGTTTATGGCCTCGCCTTTATCGCCCGCCGCAATTAAATGTTTACTCTGCGGATCGTACTGAAGGCCGTTGATGTGCTTGGCCAAGCTGTACCGGTCAGCCTGCTCGGCACCCGGTGTGATGGCAATAGAGTCGTAGCCGTTTGCGGCTGCATGGTGGATCATCTTCTTGAGCGCCAGCTCGTGCCAGTTCTTTTTGAACGGAGCGTCAGGCACTCCGGTCTTTGCTTTTTGTTCTAGCTCTTGGCGCGCTGCCTCGGCCTTCATGACCTGCGGCATCAAGTCCATGATGCTGTTATTGTCCTGCGCTATGGACGCCTCTACCCGCTGGCGTACCACGGGGTCTTGGTACAGCGGCATGTCGCTCTTGAGCTTGCGCTCACCAGCACTTGAACTGCTCTTGGCGTATTCCAATTGCTCTTTAAGCCGTTGGTGGGCAAGTTTGGCCGCTGCTATTTGCGCAGACATATCGGGCGGTAGATAGCCCTTGTCGCGGCCCCGCTGGTGCCAGTCAGACTGAATCTCTTCAATGTGCAATACTTTTCTTTTAGGCCCAACGCTTGGCCTAATGTCAAGGGATGGCCGCAGCGATTCAGGCATATTTTGCAACGCCGCTTGCGCTTCTTCTGCGGTATCAAAATGCTGGGACTTATTGAATGATTTTTTGTTAACTAAGGTGTACCCTTCTTTTCCGGGGATCATTCTGTCTTTAACGCGGACGTGGGCCAGCACGTTGGGCTGGTCCCAATGGCCGGAGGCTGGGTCAACCCTGCGACTAGAGTCGTGCGGCATCTGCAACAGTATCTCGCGGTAGTTGCTGCCGCCGGGCAGTGAATAATCTTGGTACTTGGTCGGCTCTTCGCTCTTGCTGTTTAGCGTAGTCTCTTCCAACTGCGGAGCTGGCTTGGCCTTGAGCGACTCAAGAAACTGTGCCCTCTCCATCTTGGGCAGCGCCATCAGCGTCTGCAACTCGCGGTCCTGCGCCTCCTGCGGCTTGTAGCCGGGGCGCTTGCTCAGCTCGGTCATGAACTCAGCACCAGTCCCCTTTGTGCGGGGAAGCTGCGCCGCCAGTTGGTCGATGGGCGAGTAGAAACCCTTCACAGCATGCGCTCCGTCATGTGGATGTCGTGGGTTGATCCGCCGCGCTTCATTTTGTTTGAATCAAAATGTTTATTTAATTCATTTTCTAATTCATTTTTGTCTTCGCCAAACCATTTTTGTTTGGTATTAGGGTCGCGTGCAGTCCAACCATGGGATTCTCTAATCACCATTAAATGTGGGTGGGATTCAATTCCATAACTTGCCCCTTTACTGCCAAACCCGGTTCCCGCCCATGTTCTTGGTGCAGTCTTGCTTATTTTTATTTTATTGGCAATAGCCTCGCGCATCTCCTGCACCGATGGTGTGGTCGAGCCGCCAGTGGCCATGCTCTTCATGGGCAGCATGGGCGGGCGCGGTTGGGTGATGGGGCTGGGCCGCATGGCCTGCATGGCTTGGCCTTGGGGCGTCATGGCTAGGATGTTGCTCTGCGGGCCCTTGGGTGGGGCGGCAGGGGCTTGCGGCGGCATGCCCGGTGGCATAGCGCCCATGGGCGGCGCTCCGGGCGGCATACCCTGCGGCGGTGCTCCGGGCGGCATGGCACCTTGCGGTGGCATGCCGGGGGCTGGTGGCTGGCCGGGCATACCGGGTGGCTGTCCGGGGGGCGCGGGCAACATCTGCTTGCCGGGCATTTGCGGCTGGAAGTCAACGCCGCCGATCGGCAGACTGATCTTGTCCATGCCGGGGCTCATGTACTCCTTGACATCCATGTTGGGCGCCTCTTCCGCGCCGATGTTTTTGATGTCGATCGGACCGCCCTCGGCCTTGTGCAGCACAAGGTGGGCGCGCATCTCGTCCATGCTTGGCCCTTGGATGCTGCCGCCTTCGGCGTGGCCTTGCTTTTGCAGGTGGGTCAAGAATTCTTCGCTCAGGTGCTGAGTGGGCGAGTAGCCCATCGTCAGGTCCATGTAGCCGGGCTTGCGGTTCTTTTCTGCTTGAAACTGGCGCATGTAGTCGCGCAGCATCAACTCTTTGGGGACGGGATGGTACGTCTGGCCAAAGTCTTCGCCGTGCAAGAGCTGGGGAAACGCTGGGTGTAAGTCGGGTCGGTTGCTAGTCTCACCAGACAGTCCGAACAGGCGTGGGCCAATTGCGTGCGTCGGTACGCCTAGCAGGTCAGGCTCGGTCGTGGAGCGCAACAGTTTGTCGTAGTTGCCAATCTGGCCCTTTTTGCCGCCCACGCCATGGCCACCAATCAAGTCGGCAATGACTTTGCGCTTGGCAAACGTGTCCGCCGACTTAATCAGCGCGGGGTCGCGGATGTCGGCGCCCACACCAAAGAACGGCTTGCCTTCCTTGTCGGCCATAGCCGACAAACGAGTGTTGATCTTGTCGCGCAGCTCGGGCGTGAGCATGCCAGCCTTGGCCGCTTTGTTGAAGTCCTTGACTAGCTTGTCGAACACCATCTGGTTGGACGTGTGCTGCTCAGGTGTGCCGATCAGCGTGGACCAGACGGCCTCGCCTTTGGGCACGCGCCGATTTGCGCCCAAGATGGTGCTGGCCATGCCCGGTGTCATCACACCCCATGCTTTGCCCTCGTAGGCTGGGTCGGTGTGTTGTAGGCTGGAGAAGCCGGGACCGCCAAGGTATCCGCCGCCGACCTTGGTGCGATCGGCTTGCGTGACCATCAGGGTCTTGCCCTCGTGCTGGCCTAGCGCCTCGGACGCCTTGGTGGGCTGCGCGCCCTTGGCCAGCTTGGGCACGTTCTGTTGCGCCATCCACTGCGCCATGGGTATCTGCTGGTTCGGTCGCAGTTGGCCCATAGCGGCCTCGTACCGTTGGCGGTCGGCTTGCTGCTGGAGCGCCTTGGCTCGGGTCGGGGCCATCATGGCCATGGCTTGTTCTTTAGGGGTCACGGGGCCTCCAAGCGGGAATTGGCGCGGATTTTACAGCGCATACGGATTCTCCCTCTTGCGCTGCCCGGCGTCAACATAGTCGTCCTCGTCCACCCACTCCTTGGGGAAGTCGATCGTGAGCCACCCGGCATCGCGCAGGTAGCGCAGCGCTTGGCTCATGGCGTCCACGAAGTCGTCGTGCGCCGTGCCCTCGGGGAAGCTGCATATCTGGCTGATCATGCCCTCGGCCCAGTCGCGCACGAAGCCCTTCCTGTTGCTGCTCTCGGGTATCCAGACGCGCCCGGCCTTGATCACGTTGGCCACGATGGACAGGCGCTGGACCTTGTCGGCTCTTCCGGGGTTGTACGGGATGACGGGCACGCCTGCCCTGCGCAAGTCTTGGATCAGGCTGATGCCTGCGCTCTTGTCCTCGACCAGCAGCAGGTCCACGCGCTTCTTGTTCTTGCCCTCGCCGTACACGACCTCGTACTCATCGAGCACCTTGGGGCGCAGGTCCGGGTACTGCATGTGCTCCTGCCAGCAGTCGATCACCAGCGCGCACATGCCGCCGTCTTCGGGCTTGAACACGCCCAGCGTGATGTGCGCCGTCGGGTCGTTGACGGTTTTCTCGCTGGTGGCGCAGTCCAGCGATTGCAAGATGAACTCGAACTTGGGCAGGGGCTTGGCCGCTGGCCACAGCTTGAACCAGTCCCTGCGCACGATGCCGCCCTCCTCCGGGTCGATGATCTCGGCGTAAATCTCTTGGCGCCCCAGCTTGGTGCCCTCGTACTGCATGATCTGCTTTTGGAACGATGGCGCTAGGTTCTTGATGTTGCTGTACGTGCTTGCGCGCGTCACAGCCACGTCTTCGCCATCGCGGGCGATCAGGTTCATGACCACGTCCTTGGGCTTGGGCGTGGTGGACGCGATCAGCTTGGTGTGGGTGCCCAGCCGGATGCCGAACTGAATCATGTCCCACGCTTCTTGCAAGTAGTCCCACGCGGCCAGCTCGTCGAGCCACCCGCCGTGGAACTGCGGCCCCCTGAAGCGCTCGGGCTCTGAGGCCGGGATGCCCTTGATCAAGCTGCCGTTGATCAGCGTGAGCTCGTGCAGCGAGCTGTTGTACTTCTCCACCAGCTTCGGGGGTATGACCGACAGCAGCCCGGAGTCGCCCTCATAGCACGTGCCGCGCAAGTCCGCCGATGTGGGCGCCGACACCAGCCAGCGCGTGCCGGGGTGCTCCCACGCCCACCAGCCAAGGTTCTCGGCGGCTGCGCGCGTCTTGCCTGCGCCACGGCCTGCGCACATGAGCCAAATGCTCCACCAGTCGCCCACGGGCTCTAGCTGGTGCTTGTGCGCGGCCATGAGCCAGCGTGCGCGCCACTCAAAGGCCGCCCGGTCGCGCTCGGGCAGCTTGGTGTACTGCTCGCGCACCTGCGGGCTCTGGAGCAGCTCGGCTAGGTCACTCACTGGCTTGGCGCTTGAGCGCGAGGTTCTTGAGCAGCTCGCCAAAGATGTCAAAGCTGGCCTCTAACACCACGGGGTTCTCGTCGTCACCTGCCACCACCGTGCGCTCGCCGTACACCTTGGGCAGGTACTTTGCGGCCAGCCACTTGCGCGCATCCATGCGCAGACGGTTGTGCGCTATGCTGCCCGCGTCGTAGCGCTTGTTGCCTGCCTCGTCAAATACGGCCAGCGGCTCGGTGTCCACGATGTCCTGTATTTGGTCCGCCAAGCAGTGTGCGCCATCCTTGCGCGCATCCGCGTATCTCTGTTGAAACTCTGGCTTCTCGCGAAGCCATCTGTAGATTGTTACTGAGTCCGGCATGTGCGCGGACTGCACAATCTTTGCCATCGGCTCGCCGCTAGCCAAGCGCCCGCAGATTTCATCCACGAGCACATCGGTGTACAGCGATGGTCGGCCTCCCGCGTGCTTTGTCTTACCAGTTGCCATTTGTGCCCCTTAGCGCATCTCTCAGCGCGTGTGGGGCGAAGTTTAGCCGATTGTGTAGGCCGTGTCAGCAGGCAGCTCCAACGCGGCCAGCAGCTCGGCTATGGCCTCTTCCTCGGTGGCGCCATGGCCCAGCGCGTCGCCGGGCTCGTAGCCCGGCTCGTAGGCCTGCCAATCGAAGTCGCGCACGGGGATGGGCGGGTATTGGGGTGAAGTGCGGATGATCATGCTGCCACCTCCATGGCCTTGAGGATCGCGTCCAGCGCGTCGCGCAGTTGCGTGGCTTGCGCCACGGGGATGATGGTGTACATCCGCGACTGTAGGCCCGCAATGGAGAGCCAGACGCCGTCGTCGTACTGCTCCACGAAGATGCTGTCGGCGTCGATCTGCGGGGCCTTGATGTGAAATTCGAGGGGATTGTCCATGATGTTCTCCGTGTGTGTGTGGGAATGGGGGCCGAGGCCCCGGGGGTTTAGTTGAGAATCAAGCGGCCTGTTAAGCCCATAGAACGCAAAGTGTCGATTGCGTTTTGAATTGCCTCTCTGCGGGAATGCCCAAAAAACACGGGCGGCGTGTTTGTATTGGGCAAAGCGGAATTAAATTCAATCACCCAAGCGGGCGGAACAGTAGCGCGAATACGGGGGTTGTAATACTCGGTTTTGAAGTAGCAGTCAGCATTAAATAAATTTGTCATTTTGTTTCTCCGGGTGTGTGTGTGTGTGTTGAAGACAGCCCTACTGTAACATAAAGTTACAGTTTGTATCACTCCCACAGAAAAACATTTTTATCAGTGCGGCTTGCCCGATAGCCTTTGCCTAATGGCCATGGCCAGCTCGTGTTGCTCAACCTCGTCGGCCAACCGTGCGCACTCCTCGCGCTCGATGGCAATGGCCTGCCTAGTAGTCTGGATGGCGATGGCCATGATCTCGGCTCTGGCCTCAAGCAAGGCCTTGTCGAATTCCTTCTGGGTGAACATCGGCATGACGTTGGCGTGGCCAAGTAGCTGCCGAGCGAGGGGACTCAGTTCTTTTTCTTCCATGGTCTACTCCTGACTTTGGCCCATGACACGGGCCTCCATAATTTTGTTGGCCTTGCGCAAGGCCACGTTCTCACCCTTGAGGCGTTCGACCGTGGTGGTCAGGTAGGCAAGGCGGCTCTCGGCCTGCTTGATCCAGTTGGCCACCTCGGTGGGCATACGGTACTCCGTCACCACTTCGGGCTCGTTTTGGGCTGTTTTAAGTGTCTTGGTGGCCATGATCACATCCAGTAGGCAATGGTTACGCCCAGCAGGGCAAAGGCGAGTGTAAGGGCCAGCATGCCGAGGGCATAAGCCCACGGCGCCATGGGCTTGTGTACGGGGTAATGCTCGCGGTATCTCATGATGGGTCCAGCACTTCGCGTAATTCGTCCAACTTGGCGTAGGCTTGTTCAAGCTCTTTTTCGGCTTCTTCACGGTAGTTTTCTTCATTGCGTAACTCTTCGCCAACCTCTACCAGCTCTTGCTCGGCGTCCATTAGCCCGCCTAAAAGCTCCGCATCCGGATGGTTTTCGATGTAAGCAAAGCGTTCGCGCTCCGCTAATGACAACATTCGTATGTTCATGATGTACTCCTAGGGTTGGGTTTGGTTTAACGGGATGTAACGCGGACTGACACGCAGACGGTATTCTTGGTGTAGGCGTCGTAGGTCTCGGCGCCGTTCTTCTCGATGAAGAACTCTTTGTCGAAGACCTTGCGGTCCATGTCCACCAGCGTGGCCTTGAACAACGAGCCCTCGTGCGACTCACCGCTTTTCTTGATCGCCTCCTTGATCGCGTCGGCCTGATCGGTCAGCTCTTTGATCTGTGCGAGCAACATGCCCAGACGATCCACCGAGCCTTCGTTCAATTCCACCACCAGTTTTGCTTTAGCCATTTTGATACTCCGAGATATGTGTGTTTAAGAAGTACCGCAGTGTTTGCTGCGATGGCTGAAGTGTACACGCCTTTTTGCTTGTACAACAACTTTTTTGTAAAATAATTCTATTGTTTTCCTTCCACCGATAGTTTTTGCAAATAATTACCAACTGCAACGCAACAACCTCTGCAACATGCAACACTACCTAAAGGTAAGTGTTGCAACTGTTGCACTTGCAACGTGCAACAGATTGCAACTGTTGCACAACTGTTGCAACTGTTGCAAGCACTTTTTTACGTACCCGCATTGTTTTGCGGCTTCGAGCCACCAGAAATAGTCACATGGCCAACAGCGTTCTGGGCCAAAAACCCGCGCTTAATAAGCGATTTCAAGCTGCGCCGAGCCATTTGGGAACGTAAATCGCGCTTCTCGGCATCACCTACGGGCATCTTGCTGACCGCCGCCGTGATCAATTCGTTCTCGGTTACCGGGCTTTCGCCGCCAAAATCAATCAAGTCCTTGGCCGTCTGGAACACTAGCGCGTTGGTGTCGCCCTTGGGCCCCTTGGTAGCGGCCACGGACTGTCTGCTGCCATCGGTGAACGAGACCACGCAGGTCGTCTCGTCGTCGCCGTCCTCGTCTTGGCCAACCACGATGGTCTCAAGCCTAAAGCCAAACTCTTCGCCATCGGCCCCGCCCTTCATCTTGGTGACGATGGCCACCCGCTCCTCGTCCGATCGTATGACCTCAAACTCAAAGTCAGCCGCTGCCCTGAGCCCTGACCAGCCCCGCGCGCCTCTGGACTCGTCCTTGCCGCTGTGGTGGACCAGCCCGACCATGGCGCCCGTGATGCGGGTGATCTCCTTGCAGTGCCCCAGCACCTTGCCCATGTCTTCCCCTGAGTTCTCGTTGCCGCCGGGCATGACTTGGGCCAGCGTGTCGATGGCCACCATGTCAAACTGGCCCTTGAGCATGATCTGCTTGACCAAGGCCTTGGTGTCGTCGATGTCCAGCAGGTTGGGCGCGTTGCTCACAAAGTGCATCTCAAAGTCGTTGGGGTCGATGCCGTGGTGCGCGCAGTACCCGGCCACGCGCTTGCGCATGTCCTCTTGGCCCTCAGCGGCCACCCAGCACACGCGCGCCTTGCGGGTCCGGTGGCCGCGCCACTCGATGCCACGGGCCACTGCGGCCAGCATCTCAAAAACAAAGAACGACTTGCCCGAGCCGGAAGCCCCATAGAACACGCCTAGATTGGCGTTGGGCAGCACCCCCTTGATGATCCACGAGGCCTTGCGGCGCACCACGAACTCCGATGCCGTCTCCAGCTTGAACCGGCTCTCCTTGACGGCCTTGGCCTCGTTGGACTTTTTTAGCTGCTGGGCCACCTCCGGGTCGCTGGTGAGGTCGTCAAAGTCAGACAGGATTGAGTCGCGGGTGATGGCCTTGGGCTTGGCCTTTTGGCAGTGCTCGACCCACAGGTAGGCCAGAGCCCGCTCGGGGTCCTGCCTGCGGTGGGACAGCGCTATGTCCATCACCGGCTGGCTGGCCGCGAAGATAGACAGCACCGTGGCGTCGTCGTACCCAGCGCTGTAGAGCTGGACCCCAGCGGCGTGTAGCGCCCCGGAACGGTCAGCAACGTCCTCGCTCGGCCCGTGCAGTAGCAGCTCCTTGGTGGCCTCTGGCAGCTCCATGTCCAGCACGTCGGGCAGGGCCAGCTCGTGGATCAGCTCGGGCATGGCGATCTGGATCACCGACGCGGCCTTGCGTGTCTTGCCGTGCTGCTCGAACAAGCCGGTGAGCACCTCGGCCTTAGCTGGGACCATGGGCCGGGGCTTGGAGGTGTGGCCAGTGATGGTGAGGAAACGGGCCGTGTGGCCACCGTAGACCTCGATGCCCACGTCGTGGTTGTTCCAGTCCATATCGGCGCTGCCGTGGGCCAGTATGCGCAGGCCCGTGCCGCTGGGGCTTATCTCGGTGTAGCTGCCCATGGCCTCTACGATCTCACGCGCCCACGGCGCGATCTGGCCGTCCGCGCGGCAGTTGTCAAGGTCGATGCCCACCACGTCCGAGATGTTGGTGAGCACCAGCCCCAGCCCGTGGTAGCGCGAGGGGTTCAGGCGCAGCGTGGCCGAGGCGCTCTCGTAGTCGCCCCAGTCGGTCACGTTCTTGGTGGACAGGCCCCGGTGCATGGCGCTGTAGGGCACCTTGTCGTACTTCTGGCGGCTCTCGTTCCAGATGGCCTTCCAGACCGCCCAGCGGCGTAGGGCCTTAAGCTCGGTGGGGATGTTGGCGCCGTTAAAGACCTGCCCAATTGGTGGCAGTTCGGGTGTCGTGTTTGTCATTGTTCTACCCAGCAACGTACCCCAAAGAAGAAACAACGGCAGGCGGGGGTAGTTCGCTTTTCGGGCTGGGGAGCTACCCCAGACCTATCCGTGTCCATCAGACAGTCTATCAGACCTCGTTGGGCGCCAACAGCTCGGCCAGTGCCGGGTTGATCAAGCGCTCACGTGGGATGCCACTGGCCTGCTCCACCGCCCTGACCCACTTGGTAGGCACGTAGCCCTTCCTGAGCATCATGGAGACGTTCTGCTGGGTGCAGCCTAAGACGTCTGCCAGTTGGGCCTGTGAGCCCACGGCGTGGATTGCTTCTTCGATTCCGGTCATGGTGTGCTTTCGTTTATTGGTCGTGGTTGGTTGGGCGGTATGGGCACGGCGATGTACACCGCGCGCCACTGGGGGTTGGGCCCAACAAAGCGGCGGCTGGTCCTCTCCCAGCGGTCGATGTACACGTCGGCCATACTGGCCAGCGCTTGGCGCAGGGTGTATTGGCTCAACCCGGTCATGTGGCGCAGGTCCAGTACGCTAAGCCCGTCGGGCATCTTCCTGAGTGCCTCACGGATGTCGGTGTGGGTTGACTTACGCACTGTTCTTCTCCTGTGGCGGTGTGGTGTAAACGGGGAAGCAATCTTTGCAACCTTTGTCCGCTAGTGGTAAACCAAACAAACCGTCTTCGTCTGGCGTACATAACCACGCCACAGGCTCCTGCGCTGGCTTTGGTGGGTAGTTGTTGCTACTACAAGCCACACATTCATAAAGCACCCCCGCTTTGCATTCAGGGCATACAGGCTCCTGCGCTGGCTGTGCCAATGCTGCTTGCCATCCTGCCCATGCCCAATACGCAAAGGTGTCTTTTTCGTATGGGTTAGTGCTGTCATCGTAGTCACTATCCCACCAATCATTAAATGCTTCGCTGGGCGTATCCCATTGCTCTAGCTTGTCCTGCGCCGCAGCGCGTTTTGATTTGTAGCCTGTCATTACTTCCCCCATATCAAAAAAGACAACAGCGTCACTGTCGCGGTCACAGCAATCACAGCAATCAGTGCCTTGACGCTGGCGAACACTTCCTCTGCGGGGTCAGGGTCATGCCTGCCGCGCTCTATGTATGCTTTGTCTGCTGGTTTCATTTGTTGCGCTCCTTAAGCATGGCATCTGCCATCTTGTGTGCTTCTATTGCAAGTTCATCATCGGGTGGCGCGTATTTCCCTGTTGTGGCGGCATAAGCAAGCAAGCCCTGCAACGCCAGTCCAGCAAAGTGGTCACGCAAGGTCATGTCCCTTGCACAACCACCGGTCTTCACCAGCCATTCGGTATAGTTTTTCGCTATCTCTTGGTTGTCTTTCATTTGTATTCCTCCATGCGCTTGTTCAGGCGCTCAATTCGGTTGACGTTGTAATCGACTATGCTCTGTGCATACTCGACTGCGGTTTCAGCTTCCAGCTTGGAGATATGGGCCTCAAAAAGCTCTGCCGCTATCATCTCCAAAGGTGTAGGCTTTTTAAACGGCTCTTTGAGCAGCTCACGTATTCCCATGCGGCGCATCATTCTGTACCCCCAACTGCCTGTTCTGCGGCCTTGTCGGCTTTCTTTTGGTGGTAGTAGTTGCGCTGGTACTCGCGTCTCTTTTCTTTAATCTTCTTGCGTTGGTAATATTTGCGTTGGTACTCACGGTGCTTTTCCCGCTTTTGTTCGGCCACGGAAGCTACCTCGGCCTCGGTGTGTACCGGCGCACCCTTAGAGCGCACAGGCGCGGCGGCGTAAGGGTTACTGACCGCCAAGCGTAATAGGTCAATACGTTCGTTTAGTAATAGGTCAAGACGACCGTTTAAAAGCCTTGTTTGCTTTCGTAGGTCTACGACCTCCTGCTCTAGTTCAGCGATGCGTTTGTAAGGGTTCCTGTTCATGTGGGTGTACTCCAAAAAGTTGTAGGGAAGCACAGCATACAACAGAAAGTTGTGCTTTACAACAAATATTTTTTAAAAAGTTACAGCAACTGCCCAAAATGTGCTGTAAGATCGCCTCGCCACAACAATTGTGTTGTGGAACAACGGAGATACACACATGAGCCTAGAAGACACAATCCGGGGCCTCACCGACGCAGTGAACGCCCTCAACGCTACCCTACAGAGCGCCCAAGTAAGCGTGCCTGCTCCGCAGGAGGTACCCCCCGCCCCAAAGTCGCGCCCCAAGGCAGACAAGGCCGAGGCGCCAGTCACCGCCACGTCGGAGTCAGGAGCTACGACCGCTACGCTAACGGCTGACGCACCGGTAATGGTTCCCTCGGAGGTAACCTACGACATGGTGGCCAAGGCCATCACCGACACCTTCCCCAAGGACCGAGCCAAGGTCCTTGCGGCGCTGGCCAAGTTTGGCGCGGCCAAGGGCCCTCAGCTCAAGCCCGCTGACTACGCGGCCTTCTTGGCAGAGCTAGCATGAGCGCACACGCCCAGCTATCGCCCAGCAGCGCAGTGCGCTGGATGACCTGCCCCGGCTCGGTGGCGCTGTGCAAGGACATCCCCGACACCAGCTCGTCCAGCGCTGAGGAGGGCACGATGATGCACACCGTGGCGGCGCACTGCTTGGCCGCTAACACCAACGCCGCCGACTACATCGGCGTGACCGACACCGAGACCGGGCTGATCTTGCAGCCTGAGCAGGCGCAGGCCGTGCAGAAGTACGTGGACCACGTGCGCTCTGTTGTCAAAGCCACCAACGGGCGGTTGCTAGTGGAGCAGCGCGTGGGCATCGACCACCTGACCATGGAGCCCGGCGCTCAAGGCACCGCTGACGCCGTGATCCTGACTTCGGACGAGCTGATCGTGCTGGACGCTAAATTTGGGCGCGGTGTGGAGGTGGAGGCACAGGACAACCCGCAGCTCTTGATGTACGCCTGCGGCGTGCTCAAGGAGTGGGACATCGCCTACGACTTCCAGCGCGTGCGCGTTGGCATTGTCCAGCCCCGTTTAAACGCGGCGCCCGAGTGGAGCCTGAGCGTCCACGAGCTGAACAACTTCGCCATTGAAGCGCAGTTCGCAGCCGAGTACACCCGCCAGCCGGACGCGCCGTTGGTGCCCTCGCCCAAGGGTTGCCAGTGGTGCAGGGCCAAGGCCACGTGCCCGGCTATCCGCACGTCGGTGATGAACGACTTTGACAACGTGACGGTTGATACGGCGGATTACAACGATCTCGCCCGTGTTATGGCCAACGCCGACATGATCGAAAAGTGGGTCAAGGCCGTGCGCGCTGAAGTAGAGCGGCGCCTGCTGGCCGGTGAGCCCGTGCCCGGCTACAAGCTGGTGCAGGGCAAGAAGGGCAACCGCCAGTGGTCAAAAGACGACGACGCCGAGGCCTTGCTCAAGTCCATGCGCATCAAGCACGACCAGATGTACGACTACAAACTGGCCAGCCCCACCAGCCTTGAGAAGCTGGCCAAGGCAGGCGAGATCGGACCACGCCAGTGGACCAAGATCGTCGAGCTGATCACCCAGTCTGAGGGCTCCCCCTCGGTGGCCCCTGTTTCCGATAAGCGTCCCGCACTGGTTACGTCAGCGACCGCTTCTGATTTTGATGACGTGACAAACCCTTAACCTTTGGAGATTCCCATGAAAGTAAAAC